TTCCAGGCCCGGCAGGGTCGCGTCCATCGTGCCCTCGGACAAGGGCCCCATCCAGACCTCAAGGGCCGGGCCTGGGAGCGAAGCGTCAAGCGAGAACGAAACCTCGCCGACGCTGTAAATCTCGACCCCGAGATCGGGAAGCGAGAAGTCCGCTTTGACAAATACCTCGTTGTTGCCCTCGTCGTTGAATACGAGGTCAACCGGCGAGCCCGTAAGCGGGCTCCTGCCGAATACGAGGTCGGTCACCTCAAGATGGCGAGCGACACACGGGCGGTGCCACCCGCAAAGAGGTTGACCGCGGACATTTGAATCTCACCGCCGCCACCGATTCCCGTGACATCGCAGTCGAGCGCGATGTCACCGTCGCCGTTGACAAATCGGGCCCACGCTGCCGTTCCGTTGGCGAGAACAAGCACCTCGGGGATGGTCGCCAGAGTCAGCTTGTTGTCGGCGACCGTACCGACGTTCAAGGGGAGAACGAAGTCTGCGAGCAGAACTTGGCCCGTGAGAGCGCCGCCGATCACAGTCGGCTTGCTTCCGCTGTAGATCATCAGCCGAGAGTCTGCGGCCCCGGCCTCGATGTGGGCCTTGGTTCCGGCGAGGCGAGCTTCGTTGTGCGCGACGGAGATGCGAACGGTCATACGGGGCTCGTGGGCGTAACGCGATCAGCGATAACTGCGCGGAAGTTCCGCAGGTAGTCGTAGGCCAACACCGCGAACTCCTGATTGACTGGCAGGCCGTCGAAGACATAGCTTCCGTCCGCGGCGGCGAAGGTCTCCATGATGAGCGCGTTGGTTCGCTGGTCGATCAAGAAGACGCGAGTCGGGTACGGGAACTTTGAGGGTCCGTCTTGGCGTTCAGTCTTACCCGAGATACTGCCGATGCGCGGGAAGAAGCGACCATCGGGGCCGTAGTTGAACAAGCCTTCAAAGTGCACCAACCGCTCGCCTCGCGGAAGCGGAACGCCCTCGACACGGCCGTTCGGGTGGTGCAGTGGGTTCCCGCCCGTGTGCAGCCCGAGCGGAATCGGGGGGCCGGCAAAGGGGAGCGTGACGCCGGGGCCGTGGAACGGAAGGGACTCGACGTTGACCGGCTCGTCGCTGATCGTCACGCGGAACAAGCGAGTCGTGGCGCCATATCCGTAGAGCGCAGGGATCAAGTTGCCTGCGAAACCGTTGACGAGGATGGACGCCGTGAGGATGCCGCCCTGGTAAAGCGCAAGCCGGCGATTGCCTCCGACAACGTAGGTGTCGATCGTCAGAACTTCCAAGCGCGAATTGCTGTGAGACGACGAGTTCAAAATCCGAAGACTCGGAAAGCTACTCCCCCAATTCGCGGTGTTTCCAGCGTAATGATTAGAGTCCGAGTAGCCGCTGGTCACCCCGAAAAGAGCATTGGGCGTGCCCGTCCACGGACTTGCGAATCCAACACCTACGCGAGCACTGCTCGGGAAAGTGATGTGGTCAACCTCGACCACGACCCTGAGCGCCGGTTGGGCAACACCATCGAATGACCATGCGTAGTAGTGCGACGAGGTTGCCGGCGCAAGATCAACGGCACCTTGCCCGGCGTTGTGGGTCACGGTCAGGCCGGTGCCGCCCGGGAAGCGAGCGGTGGCGAACCCTCCCGGAATGCCGGAAGTGAAGGACTCGTCAACCAGTACCGGCATGACTCAGAACCAGGGCCCGGTGATGTCGAAGGCGACTCGACCGTTGCCGTTGTCGCCGCCAAGCGCGGAGTTGTAAAGCGACCAGCCGTTATCGGCGACAGCAACAACCATAAATCTGCGGCCGGGATAATTGACGACGTTATCGACGATCATGCCACCACTGACCTCGTTAAGATTGAGGTTGTTTCCAATGAACATCATCCCCGGGTAAACGCCTCTGATATGCGACAGATTCTCCCAAATGTATGTGGGCCACAGAAGCATGGACTGAGTGGGACCGTTAGGCCAAGTCACTCCGGTTTGGGTGCCAGAACGAGTTTGCGCGTTAGCAGCATCGGCTTGATTGTAGGAAGGCGTAACTGATGCGCGGGCCGCTCTGGCTTGCCCACCAGTGCCGGTCCAAGATTTGAGAAGAATCTCGCCTATTAAATAGTTGGTATTGCCGTAGACGTTGCAATGAGGGCCGCACGCAGCAATGACATCGACTGTTGTATTGCCTTCGTTGTAGTTGTCGCTTGCCCAAAGAAAACAGTTGAACGGATCGCCCGGCTTGTACGAAACGAAGTCGCCAAAGGCGTACAGACGCCCGGCAGCAAAACTGCCCGCACAATAAACGATGAAGTAAAAGGTTCTGTCGTTTCCAATCAGAACCCACGTTGCGCCCGATGCGTTGCCGACAGTAGCTTGCCCGTTGCCAGAGTTGTGCGACTGATGCCACTTGTACCAGCCCCAATCGGGGAAGCTGGTGCCGTTGGAGTTCCACGGTGCATAGTCCCCAACGAACGTGTCGATGTCCGACATGTTCAAACCCATGTGGACCTTGCCCTGAATCTGGCGCCCGGTGACCCAGCCAGGGTGCGTGCTGTTGTCCACCCGAAGGAACGGCCGAGAACTCAGGATGTTCGGCGAGCGGTACGCGGCCTTGTGCGTGCCCGAAAACGGCTTCTGGAAGCCCAGCGCGGCGGTCTTGACCGTGATGGTTCCGGTCGCGGGCGTGGTCGGGGTGCCGGTGATGTTGAACTCGAACCAACTGGCCGACACCGACTCGACTCGCCACTGGCCGTTGTAGGCCGCAGGGGTCGCCCCGGCGATCTCGACGATCTGGTTCTGCAAGTAGCCGTGCCCTGCGCTGATGTTCACGCGAACGACGGACCCGGTGCGGACGATGCTGTCCACCGAGCGCAGGTTGAATCCGTCAACGAGGCACCCGTCGAGGACGGCGATCATCGAACCGAAGTTCGCATTCGCCATGCTCGGAGCGCCCTGCATGGAGGAGGTGAGCCACTTGACAGTCGTCATGGTGCGTCAGGGGCGATCAATGTCGCCGCGAATCAAGAGGGTGAACGAATCGTCGGTGACCGTTTCCGGCCCCTGCTGGATCGTGCGCGCAACCCAAAGCGGGAAGTTGGCGCCCACGGTGTTGAAGCGAAGCACGTTGCCGGTGCCCCAGCCCGATCCCCAACCGGCGACAGGGATGGTGAAGTAGGGCTGACCTGTGGCGGGATTCAGGGGCGCGCAGACGCTCGTGAGGTTGCCTGCCGCGATGATGCCCACGTTCTCGCCGATGACCTCGAACTGCGTGGTGTTCGTGAAGCGAACGATCCAGCGTTCGGTCACGGCGCCCGCGTTGGTCACTGTGATCGGGTACAGGGCGCTGTTGAAGCTCGCCGTCGCGGCCGAGCCGGCCAGCGTGTCGGACCACGAACCGTTCCATGTGGCCTGATCGAAGACCAGCGAGACGCGGGCCGACAGGTCGCCGGCCACCATCGCGCTGCTGACGTAGGAGCCGAGCGGATAGTTGTGGGTGATCTGGCGCGTGAAGGTCAGGTCGCCGCTGATCTGCGCATCGCTCACGAGCATCATGTCCTCGATGCGGTGCTCGACGGTGACCGGCTGGACCATGCCGCTGACGTTGGTGAAGGTCACGGTGCCGGCTTCGAGGTCGGTCGTGTAGCCCGTGTTCTTCACGGCGCCAGTCGAGTCGATGACGCGCACCCGCGACAGGCGCACGCGGGCGCAGTTGATGGTCTGCCCGTTGGTCACGGTCACCGGGCCCACGGTGCCGGTGTGACCGATGACCGCGAAGCTACCGGGCCGGAAGATGGGCACCCGGCCGTCCTGCGGCAAGCGCACCGGGTCCAGGCCCAGGATGTCGGCGTCGAGCGGGAGGTAGGAGAACGCGACGGCGTTGAAGCGCAGGGTGCTGCCCAGCACGGCCTTGGGGCGGAAGATCATGCCCCCGGTGACGGCGGCCGGGTCATACCACGACTGACTCTCGTTGCCGGCCGCGGTGACCATATCGCCGAAGCGAACGAGTACGACGCCCGTCTCGTAGTCGATCGTGCCGGTGATCCCCGCGCCCACAACGTCGCCGTCCGTCTCGGCGGTCGCGTTGATGCTGGTGCCGCTGTCGGCGAAGGTGCCGATCAACTGGAACGACCCGGGCCGCACGGGCGATGCCGGGATGCGGAACGCCACGGCGGTCACGGGCCGCTGCTCCAACGAGGTCAGCAGCGAGGACAGGGCCACCGCAGAACTCTGCCCGGCCACCCAGGAGGTGATAGTCACCTCGCCCGAGGTGTAGTTGATCGTGCCCGCCTCGGTCGCCGCGCCGGTCGCGGGGTCGAGGTCGTAGAACAACCGGCCCAGGCGGTCGAAGTAGCGCCGGCCGGCGAGCGTGAAGTTGATCGAGCCGGGAACGACGGGCTCGGCGAAGCCCGGCGTAAGGTCGATGGCGACGGTGCTGGGGGCAACTCGGATGTCGCTTTGCGCGGCGCCGGCCACCAAGCGATACCTGACCACGATGGGCTGGTAGGGTTCCTCGCCCGCGCTGAGCGATCCCGTCTTGGCGTTGAGGGTGAACGGGAGTTCCTGCAACTGACTGACGTAGGGTGTCGCCGCGCCCAGGCCGAACGGCTGATACTTCCAGACGTAGCGAAGGACGTTGACCGTGACCTCGGTGTTGAACTGAATCAGCCCGGTCGTGTAGTTGATCGAACCGACAACGGCGCCGCTTGAGGCCAGCACGATGCCGCCCGTGCCGTTGTCATACACACGGGCCTGTCGGCCAGGAATCGAGGGCTGCGCGTAGTTGTAGGCCGTGCGAACAAAGAACGTGATGTCCACCGTTCCCGGCGAGATCGGGGACTGCGAAAGCTGAAGGCTGACGGCGTTCGTGCCCAGGCCGCTCGGGTTCCACGGGAAGGTGAACGACTGCGTGGTTGGCGGCCCGTGGTCATAGGTCACGGTGAACTGCTGACCGGCTGCGACGAGGTTGTTCGGGGCGATCTGCAACTCGCCGGTCGCGTAGTCGATCGTGCCCGTCGCGTCACCGCTGAAGACGCCGCCCGACTCGGTTGCAGTGCGCGCAGTGCCGTCGTTCCAAGTCACCGTCACCGTGCCGCGCACGATGTCGTCGTTGGTCAGCGCGATGCCGTAGCGCGGGCGCTGCGGCGTCAAGCCCGAGCGGTTGAAGTAGACGGCGCTGGAACCGAAGAAGAACAGGATCGAACTGCCCGCATCGGGCAGCGCGCCGAGCGTCACGGCGGCGTTGCCGGTGCTGTAGCTGATCGTGCCGCTGCCATAGGCCGCATCGCTGCCCGACAGGATTCCGGCGCCGTTGTCGCGCAGGGTGTACCAGCGGCCTTGCGCGCGGTAGCTGACACGAAGCGTGCCCGGGGCCGGGATCGGCGTGATGAAGCGCGAGTAGTTGTAGGCGCGCGTGGCAGCCGTCACCGAGATCGCCAGGGTGTCGGCCACGGCGAGCGGGAACACCGTGGGCCGGTAGGTCACGGTCTTCGTGCCACCGAAGGACGGGCTCGTGGCGCCGAAGCGCACCTCGCCGTTCTCGTAGTCCACCGTGCCGACGATCACGGCGCCGTTGTAGAGGTCGCCTCCGTTGTCGGTCAGCGTGCCGCCGCTGTAGGCGATCGAGAGCGAGCCTGGGTAGATCGGCGTGCCGATGTAGAGCACCGAACTCGCCGACAGGCCGATGCCCGTGGTGAAGCTGACCGTGCCGCTGGCCGAGTCCACGGGCGCGTTCAGTTCGCCCGCAGCGTTCGCGTCGATGATCGGGATTTCGGTCTGTGCGCTGGGCACAAGCTGGGTGAAGATGTTGGTGACCTTGGCGCTGAGCGAACCCAGGTTCACGGCCTCGCTGAGAGGCACCACCCCGTAGTAGGTCGCAGCGTCCGCGACCACCGTGTCCCGGGTCATGGCGCTGTTGCTGGATCGCCGGAACTCCCGATTGGGCCCCGAGCCGGTGAAGTCCTCGCGCAGCGGGTCGCTGATGTCGCAAGTCGTGATGTTGGCTTGGTAGTCGGTGGTCGTGTTGGGAATCGTGAACGTGCGCTGCACCACGGAGACGCGCGTCACCCGAACGTACTGTGCTTTCTCGGTGGACAGGCCCTCGTTCTGGACCAGCAGCAGCGTCGATCCGATCGTCGGCGGGATGTCGGTGGTCCGCTGGAAAAGCTGGATCGACCGCATGCCGCGGATGTGGTTCTCGAACAGGAAGCCCGCGAACTCACCGCCCGGGGCGAGATAGGCTTCGAGACGATCGCGCGCATCGTCACGGCGGTCGAAGGTACTCTCGGTGCTGAACAGAGTCACCGACACCCGCGGGTCTTGCGGGGGCTCGGCCACGATCACGTTCGCGCCGAAGTAGCCCTCGGTCGTCGCGGTCTGCACCGAGGCGAACAACTTGCGCAGGTTGACCCGGCCACCGGCCCGGTCCAGTTCCGAAATGTCGTTGAAGATCGTGTTGCTGTTGCCGTCTACGATTTCAACCGCAGTCGGCGCCCCACCACCCTCAGGGACATCGTTCATCACCTGGGAGGCGACGAGCTTGATGTCGCCGGATTCGATGGGCATGGGTTAGACCTCCATGAAGCGCAAGGTGACTCGGTAGAAATCCTGGGGTGCGACATCCCCGTAGTGCACAACGGGTTCGGCCTCCATTGCGGTGCCGTCTTGATGCCGGAAGATCACCGTGCGCGAGACTCCGCGGATTGTCAGCGTCAACTGCTTGCCGGGTGTCGCGGCCCAATTTCGCAGCGTGTCCACGGTCGAGCGCGGCACCCACCCGCTCGACTCGTCGAACGAGCGCAGCGTGATCGGCCTGCCGGCCAGCAGCGCCGCCGTGCTGATGATGAGCGCGCCGCTGATGGCGCGCTCGACGGTCTGCTGTACCGGGTGCCAGTCGTTCTCGTCGGTCCAGTAGAGGTCGGGATGGAGCGGCAGCGTGGTGGCGCCGTCTACGATGCTGATGGTCATGGGTCACCCTCCCCTGGCGCCGTCTTCGGCCAACTGGCGCAGCAGGCTTTCGAGATTCACGGCGTCGGCGTCGGAAGCAACTTGCACCCGGGTCGTTCGGCCGTTCAGGTTGATGTTGACGGTTCGCGTGCCGCTGCCGCCCGTGTTGCCGGAAGCGTTCGGGTCGAAGCCGGCAGGCCCGCCGAAGGGCCCTGCGCCCGGCTGTTGGCTCCCCGATGCGGGCCGACGATTGCGGATCACCTGTTCGGCCGCCCGGTCAACCGCGAACTGCAACGTGCTGTCGGGACCCCCGTACTTCAGTTGACCCGGGTTGTCGAAATACGGCACTTGACCGTTCGGGGCGAACTCGTTGGCGATTCGCTGGGCCTGGGCGTCGTCGAGCCCCCGGCCCTTGAGTTGGTTGAAGATCGAGAGCCATGTCGGCAGTTCGGCGTTGACGCGCTGGCCTTGCGTGTTGGTGCTGAAGCCCTCCGCGTCAACCCCCCTGCGGCGCTGCTCGGCCTGGGCCAACCTATCCACCGAACCGGCCAGTTGATCGACCTCGCGCCTTTCGTTGCGGCGATCCCTGACATACTCGTTCGAGGACTGACTGCTCTGCGCCGATCGGTTGCGAAGTGCCTCGATCTCGGCCTCGTACTGCTTGACGATTTCCTTCGACGCATTGGCCTCGATCGCCTTCGCGCGAGCTGCGAGGATTCGCTCCTCGTATTCGGCCCGCTTCTCGGCGGTCAGGGTCCGGGTCGCCTCGCCTTCGCGGATCAGTTCGGTGTAAGTCGCGATGGTCTGATTGGCCTCGGCCAACTTCGCGGCGGCGCTGGCCTTGACGATCTCGATTTCGATGCGCTTTTGTGCGATCTTCGCGTCGATCGCCGCGGCCTCGTTGCCGTTGGCCTGGGCCACCACTTCGGCCGTGCGCGCTTCTTCGAGGCGCAGGTTGAGGGTCGCCCGGGTGATGTCGTTGTTCGCGGCAGCCTTGCTCAGCCGCAGGGTCAGGGCCCGCTCGGTGTCGAGCAGGGCGTCGCGGTACAGGGCCTCGTTCGATGCCGCGATGCGGGTGGACTCGATGACCTGGGCCTGCGTCGCGCGGCCCTCGATGTGTGCCTGTCGCACGGCGTTGAGCGCGGCGCGCGAGGCTTCGAGCGCGAGACGGTACTCGCGCAGGCGGGCCGCGTTGTCCTCGTACACCCGGGCGGCGACCCTTGCCTCGGCGGCCTCTTGGCGCGACGCCTCGGCCACCTCGCGCGACTTGACCGCCTCGGCGTTCTTGGCGGCGATCGTCTGCCCGATCTTGTCGATCGCCTCTTGCTTGGCCTTCGTGAGCCCGCCCTGCGACTCGGCCTCGCGCAGCAGCGCCTCGCGCTGGGCCTCCAACACCGCCACCTCGCCGCGGCGCGCGTCCGCGGCCCTGATCGCGGCGTCCGCGGTCGCCTCGGCGGCCTCGGCCGCCACGCGCCTCGCGGCAACCTCGTCGCCCGTCAGTTCCGCGACGGCGACGGCAGTCTCGCCCTCGATGCGCTTCGCGTCGGCGAGCTTGCCGGTCTGGACCGAGTATTCCTCGGCCATCTTCGAGGCCGCCGTGTAGGCGGTCGTCAGCGCAACCCACTGGCTCGACGCGGCGCCCGCCTGGGCCCCGGCCTGCTGCGCGGCGGCCCCGAGGCCCTGCTGCGCCGCCGAGGCCCCTTGCGCGGCCTGCGCAAGCCCTTCCTGGGCCTTGGCGTTCACGCCCAGGCCCGCAGCCCCCTGCGCGGCCTTCTGGCCGGCGTCCTGGGCCGCGGCGCCCGCGCGGGCCTGGGCCTGGGCGGCGGCGTCCCCTGACTCCCGCAAGGTGCCGTTGGCCTTGTCCACCCGGGCCTGGATCGCGTCGGCCGACTCCCCGACCTGTCGTGCGTACTCGCGGAACGACTCGATCGGTCGGCTGAAGTCGAACGAGGCGATGAGGCCGAGCGTCTTGCCGATGGTGACACCGGCAAGTTCAAAGGCGGCGATCTGCCCCCGTAAAACGATCCCAAGCTGTTCGAGAACAACCGTCAGGCCCGTGAAGACCCCACTATCCCCGATGAACGTGAAAGTCTCGTTGACGGAGTTGCGAAGGCGTGCCCACGAGGCCGTAAAACCTTCAACTTGCTTGTTGCCGTCGCCGAAAGTGTCCTTCAACGATTTGGCGAACGCCGGCAAGAAGTCTTCGGCCAGAAGCTGACCAGACTCGACCAACTGAACCAACTGCTTCTCGGTGATGCCGAGGCCGCGAGCGGCAAGGCCCAGCGCGCCGGGAAGCGAGTCGCCCAACTGCTGCCGCAGTTCTTCCATCGACACCGTGCCCTTGCTCGCGATCTGCGAGAGGGCGTCAAGCATCAGGGAGACACGATCACCTGAGATGCCGAGCTGGCCGGCAGCGTTGGCGGTGGCGGCAAACACCTCGTTGACCGTGGCAGCTTCAATGCCCGCGAGTCGTGCCGAAGTCTGGAACTTGACGAACGAGTTGGCGATCGCCCCGATGGGAACGCCGGCCTGATTGGCAGTGTCCCGCAAGAACTGAATCTGCTGCGCGGCGGCCTCGGTGCTGCCCGTGACCAGCGTCATCGTGCGGCGCAGCGTCTCAAGCTGGGTGTTCGCCGTGATGAACGCCCGGCCAGCCTCGAAGGCACCGTAGGCAGCGGCGAACTGCTGGAAGCCTTGCCGCAGGAAGCCGAACGAGGTCGTGCTGCGCCTCGCGGCAGCATCGACGCCGCTCAACTCACCTTCAAGCCGGGCGATGCGCTCCTGGCCGGCGCGGAACGCGCGGTCGAACTCGGCGCCCGTGACGCCGCTGCTGGTGCGCAGGCGAAGCAGCGCGGCCTCGATCTCGCGAATCTCGGCCTGGATCGCGTTGGCCGAGCGCACGCCGGCCACGGCAAAGTTCTTCTCGAACTCGGCGGAAGCCTTCTTGACCTCCTCGGCGGTGCGGCGGATCGCTTCGGCGTTGGCGGCCTCGGCCTCGGCCGCGCTGCGCGCCGCGGCGGCGTTGCGCTCGGCGATGATGGCGCGCTCGCGGGCCGCGCGCTCGGCGATCGCCACGTTGCGCGCGTTGGACTCGGCGACGGCGCGCTCGATCGCGGCCTGCTGCGCGGTCTTCTGCGTGACCTCGCTCAGCCGCGTGGACACCTGGGCCAGCGAGGTCGCCAGGGTCTTGTTGGCCGCATCGAAGTCGATCGTCTCGACGCCGGCCTTCCGCAGCGTGTTGGCCGCGGCGTCGAGGGCCTTTTCCTTCTTCGTGACTGCGGCGGTCGCCTGGGTGAGAGCCTTCTCGACGCCCTGGTTCTCGTCCTTGAACGCCTTGACCTCGCCCTTGGCTGCGGTGTACGCCGCCTTCGACCGCTCGACCTCCGCGGCGGCCTCGCGCTGCTTGGCGCGCGACTCCAAGAGGACATCGCTGAGCCGCGCGATCTCCTTGCGATAGGCGGCGGTCTGCACCTCCGTTTCGCTGGCGCTGCGGCGGTAGCGCGTCAGGGCGTCCTGGGCCTCCTGCGACTCGCGCTTCTGCGCGTTGAAGGCGCTGCCTGCGACCTTGACCGCTTCGCCGGCCTGCCTGACCTGGGCCTCCAGGGCTTCGAGCTTGGTGCGGTACTCGGCCGCGGTGTTGCCGGCCTGATCCTGCGCGTTGCGCAGGCCGGTCAGTTCCTCGGTGAGCGCACCGACCTTCTGGACCGCCTCGGTGGTGTCGGCGATGCGGTCGATCTCGTTGGCGAGTTCCTTGAACGCGGCGCCGGTTTCCCCACCCTCGCGGGCGAGGTCGCGCACGTTCTCGGCGAGCTTGCGGATGCCCTCGACGCCCGAAGTGGTGACGCCGATGTTGAGCTTGGTGTCGGTGGCGGCCATGTGCTCAGATCAGAAGGTGAAAGGGGCGCCGAGGTTTCCCCGCGGCGCCCCTCGAAGGCAGGTTGCTGCTGGCGATCAGATCGCGTTGTCGAGCAGTTGCACCTCGAACGGCTCGGTGCGACCGGCCGGGGTCTTCAGGCGGCCCGGCAGCGAGATCGTCGCGAAGTCGTTGCTCAGGAAGTCGAAGGCCGAGTCCGAGGCGATGACCGCCTCGAAGATTTCCACGCGCACCGGCAGTTGGTCTGCGAAGTTCACGCCGTCCAGCAGGAACTTGGCGCGAATCTGCGTGTTGGTCGCGCCCGCGATCTTGGTGCCGGTGATGGCGCTGTAGCCGAAGTCCACGCGCAACGATTGGTTCTCGGTGATGCCGCGACCGCTCTTGATGCGCAGCATGCCCAGGCGGTAGTTGACCTCGTAGTCGGTGTTCAGGACGTAGGTCGTCGTGTTGCCCGAGTTGGTGACCACGAAGCCCGCGGTGTTGATGTTCTGCTTCGACAGTTGCACCCACCCGTCGAGCTTGGCGAGAACCACCTCATCGACAACCGTGCCGGCGCCGACGTTGATCGTCGAGGCGGTGCCCAGCAGGGCGATCGTCAGCGACTCGCGGTTCACTTCCGGGAGGTCGATGGTGAAGTCGGCCGGCTGCGCCAGCGGCACCGACTCGATCACCTGACCGTAGGTGGAACGACCGCGCGAGGAGAGTTCGCGCAGTTCGACGTTCGGCTTGATTTCGAGCTTCGTCGCCTCGTAGGGGCCACGATACGCCTCGAAGTCGCCGAGAGTGGGGTTGTAGCGGGCGATGTAGAGGTCGCCTGCGCCGAGAAAGCCACGGGATGCCATTTCGCACTCTCCTGGGGTCAGGTATTTGGCAGATTGGAAGTGTACCGATCGCAGTCGCCAAAGAATGCTGCGGTCGGCTTTCGCTATGTGCCGTTCAGGTTCTCGCTGAACGTCATGTCGATGGACACGGCGGCGGCCACGGCGTTGAACCCGTCCTCACGGGTCACGATGGCCCTGCCCTTGTATTCGACCTTTCGCACGGGCCCGCCGAACGTCATGTCGCCGCTGAAGATCGCGCGCTTCAGGTCGGCGATGATGTCGTGCGCCTTGTCGTTCGGGTTGTCGGGGTCGCACTCGGCGTGCCCCTCGATGTCGTACCGCTGGACGACCCGGGCCGTCTTGTTGCCGATCTGCTCGGCCACCGAATCGGCGCCTTCCACGACGACGACGCACGGGATCATCGACTCGTCGAGCGTGCGGCGCCCGCGGTAGACGCGCGTGCCGATGTCGGTCAGGTAGCCGTTGGCGACGGTGATGCCCTCCAACCTGTCGGTGAGGGCTGCGGCGATGTTCTTGGCGACGTTCATTGTGCGAGGGCCTTGTCGAATTCGGCCACCACAAGCCGGGTCGTCGTCTCGCGCAGATCGCGCTCAACGTCGTCCACGATCTCAGGCAGCAGGCCGCGCATGATCTGGTAGGGCATGGGGCCCTTCAGCGAGCGAATCTTCCCGTCATCACCCCGCTGCACGACGCCGAGGCCGTTGCCGCCAGCCTCGTTGCCGCGCCGCAGGGGCAGCAGGAAAGCGGTCGCGATTCGCTTGCGCCGGCCGCGCAGCACCTCGACGCTCACGCCGTTGGCCTTCATGTCGGCCGGGATGCCGCGCAGCCGATCGCCCGTGCGAGGCTTCCAGGGCAGGTAGGAGCCGGGCTTGGTGGGGTGCAGGCCCTTCTTCCAGGGCGTGAACGATCCATTGGGCCAGCGCACCGGGGCAGTCTCCTGCTGCGGCGAGAAGCGGCGCAGCGTGACCACCGGATTGACCTTGATGAGCCTGGAGCCCTTCGCGATCGGGGCGACGATCGAAGCCTCGATCAACTTCGGGCCTGCCGCCACGGCGGGCGTTGTGACGACGCGCTCGCGGACGAACTGCTCCGTGAGCGCGACCGCCTTGGTCATGCGCGGAATCAGCGCGCTGTAGGTGCGGGCGGTGACCTCGTTCACGGCGCGCTTCACGGCGTCGCCCAGCGTCGCATCGTCGATGCGGTCGATCCGCTTGCGCAGTCCCTCGACCTCGACGACATCGAAGCGAACGTCGAACGCGCTCACGCGACCACCTCGCGCAGCACCACGCGCACGCTCACGCCGTTGTCCTCGAAGGCCGGCGAGTCGATGACGTAGGAGTCGGTGCCGATCACCAGGGCGTCGCCGCGCTTCGGCGCCAGCGAGCGGTGCATGGTGGCGACCACGCGCGTCATCATCACGGTGCCCATCTCGCCCTGCATCTCGACGTTGAACTCGCGGTGCACGCGCACCGGGGTCGAACGCAAAAGGGCATCCTCGCCGAGTCGGCGAAGGATGCCCTGGAACGCCCGTTCGAGTGCCGGGCTCACCACGGTCAGGTGCGGACCAGCTTGACCACGGCACGCGGCCGGGTGTTCAGCATGATCGGGTTGGACTGCGACTCGATCTCGACGCCCTTGCCCATCCGCATCAGTTCCTGCTTCGCGTAGTACGGCAGGCCCATCGTGTTCGCCGTCTCCATGTAGTCGGCGGGCGCGAAGAAGCCCACGAACATGTCGGGCACGCCCTCGGGAACGAGGTACGCCGAGTTGGCCTCGATGAACTGCTGGCCGCTGACGCTGCCGCGGTACTCCTCCCAAAAGACGCCGCCGAAGCCGAAGCCGGTGCGCTGGTCTTCGCGGAGGAACTGACCGTCGTTCCAGCGGTTGAAGGCCGCCTCGACGCCGGGATGCGCCACGAACGAGTCGAAGAACTCGGGCGAGCAGAGCACGCGCAGCGAGCGGTAGCTCAGGCCGCCGAGTTCCGCTTCGACCATGCGCTTCGCGTCCACCACCATGTTGCGGACCTTGGTGGTGTCCGCGTCGAGGTTCATGTCCTTGGTCTGCTGGCTGACGCCGAACAGGGTGAACATGTTGTAGAGGACCGTCGTGCCGTCGGCGTCGAGAACCTGACCCTTCATGGCGCCGACCTTCATCCACTCCATCGTGGTGTCGATGTCGCGGCGCATCTTGACGAGACGCTTGTTCACGACGTTCTGGACGGACTCGACTTCCGTCTCGCTGCCAAACGTGCGGATGTTCTGCACCTCGTCGGCGCTGATCGTCGCGCGCTGCGGCAAGTGCACCGACGGGATCGAGACGAGCTTTGACTTGTCCCCGTGGATGGGCTTGCCCGGGGCGCCGCGCGCCGCGGTGGGCACCAGCGAGAGGGTCGAGCCGGTGCGCTCGATCATCACCGAGGTCGTCGAGATGCCCTCGGTGCTGAACCAGCCGAGTTCGCCGATGCGGCCCGGTTGGTAAGGCGTCTCGGTGATCGCCTTCGTCATCGACACCAGCGAGAAGGCGTCGTCGTTGAAAATGTCCAAGGACGGCATGTTGAAGTTCTCCTGTCTCGGTGGCGTTGGATCAGCGGACGATGATGCCGATGGCGGCGAGATCGGTTCGGCCCGCCGTGTCCAGGCCGGTCAGCCGGGCCGCGGACACTTCGGCGTCGCGAGCGATCATGGTGGCGCGAGCGTCGCCGGCCGAGGCGCGGGCCGGCAGTTCGTTCCACAGGATGCCGACGGCGGTCTGCGTGCCATCGGAGGCGGCGTTGTTGTAGGCGGCGAGCTTGGTCGTCGCGGTCACTCGTCCGAGCACGGTGCCGCTCAGCATCATGGCAGTGCCCTGGGCGACGATCACCGCCTCACGGCTGATCTCCCCGTTGCCCTCGGACAACAGGAATTCGCCTTGATGGATGCCTTCGTTCAGCGTGGTCATGGTCTTTCAACCTTTCACTTGGAGTTCAGTTGCTTGTACGCATCCCGGTACGAGAACGTGACGCGGGTCGGGGTCGAGGACGAGGCCGTCTTCTTCGCGGGCGGGGCGGTGTCCACCACGCTGCCCTCGTCCGCGGCGGCGCGCATCTCGGTGAGCTTGGCGCGAACATCGCGCAGCGACACCTTCGACTTCACGAAGCCGTCAGCGAGTTCCGGCTTGCGGGCCAGGGTGCACACGGCAGCGACCTCGCGCGCCAGCGCGACGCGCGGGCGCAGGGCCTCGACCGACTCGATCTCGGGGTCCAGAGCCCACAGATCGGCGAACTGCGGCAGGCCCTCGGCCTCGGTGGCGGCCTTGATAGCATCGGCCAGCGTGGGAGCGGCGGGAGCGGCGGGAGCGGCGGGAGCGGCGGGAGCGGCGGGAGCGGCGAAGACGGCGCGGACGCGCTCGGGCAGGCGGTCGAGATCGAACTTCGCCGCCATCTGCAACACCTCCTCCACCTCGTCGGCGAAGCCGGCCTCGACTGCCTCGGCGGCGGTGAACCACGTTTCGGCGGCGAGCAGTGCCTTGATCTCGTCCTCGCTCTTGCCGGTGCGCGCGACGTAGGTGCCCGTCAGCGACGCACCCACCTTGTCGAGCATGTCGGCCATGTCGCGGAGTTCGTCGGCGTTGCCCATCGCGAACGTCCACGGGTTGTGCACCATCATGAACGTGTTTTCCGGCATCACGATCTTCGTGCCGGCCATCGCGATGAGGCTGGCGGCGCTGGCGGCCACGCCCATGACCCTCACCGTGACATCGGCGCCGTGCATGCGCAGGGCGTTGTAGATCGCGATGCCGGCGAAGACATCGCCACCCGGCGAGTTGATCGCCAGGGCCATCTTCTTGCCCCGGTAGGGCTTGATGCCGTCGATGAAGTCCTTGGCCGTCACACCCCAGCCGCCGATCTCGTCGTAGATCGAAACCTCGACTTCGGTGTCGGCCAGAGCCTTGACGTTGAACCAAGTCCGCATGTGGGATTCCCGTGTGATCGGGCCGAATTATGGGTTTGGCGCACGCGAAATGTCGCGCGGGCGAATTTCGCTACTTACCGCAGGAGGAACAAGAGTACGTCGTCGTCACGGTCACGGCGCCGCTTCTTCGGACGCTTGCGCGGCGCGCTGTCGTATGCGGAGTCCGCGTCGGTGGGCCGGATCGGGGCGCGGAACAGCCGACCGGCGAACAACCGACCCCCGTACAGACGGCCCTGAAACTGCTTCACGGCGACGAGTCGATGACGACCGACTGCCGGTTGCCTTCGCTGTCGAAGGTCGCCTCGATGCGGGCCTTGCTGCCGTCTTTGCTGAAGTAGCGTTCGGTGTTCGTGCCGATGCCTTCCGTTCGCCCGGACACCGCGGCCAGGATGACTCGCAGCATTTGCTCCGCACTCATGCCCGACTCGATTTCGTAGCTCCACACTTCGGAAGCAGGGGCGCCACCAGCGGAATTGAATACCTGCCACTGAACTTGCAGGTCGCGCGAAACACTGCCCCCGAGCGTGTAGGCAAGCGTCAAGGTCGATGCGACCTCGCCCGTAACGCTGTAGGAAAGCCCGATCGAAGACTGCGCTGAACCCTGAACGAAGTAGCTCAGCGGGATGTCTGCCTGGACCGAATTGAACAGTCCGAACACCAGTGAGAGATCACGGGATGCGGCACCCCCGATCCCGTAGCTGATCGTGAAATCGGCCGACGCGACACCGGCCGTTTCAATGGTGTAGTTGACGGAGAGATTCGCACTCGCCGAACCAAGAACACCGTAGGACAAGGAGCGGTCTGCGCTCGCCGACCCGAGAACCGAATAGGTCAGCGAACGATCTGCGCTTGCAGAACCCAGGACGGTGTAGGCGAAAGGGCGATCGACGCTGGCCGAACCGAGCACCGAATAGGTCAGCGAACGATCTGCGCTTGCAGAACCCAGGACCGTGTACGCCAGGGCTCGATCCGCAGACGCGCTGTTGAAAACGGTATACGAAATCGCACGGTCGGCGACAGCAGAACCCAGGACCGTGTACGCCAGGGCTCGATCCGCAGACGCGGAACCCTGCACCGAGAACGCCAGGGTTCTGTCCGCGCTTACCTGCCCGGGGACCGAGTAAGACAGAACCAGATCGGAAACGACCTGTTCGTAAACACCTCCCGAACCGGAGCCCGGGTTGGTGGTGCCAGTGTTCTCGGCATCCGCCACCGTCGAGCCGTCGCTGCTGATCTGAAGCGCATACTCGGTGTTGGCCGTGAGGCCCGTGATGGTTACGGGCGAGGCCGGGATCGACACCCACGCGCCCGCGCTGCCGCCGAGGGCGAAGATGCGGTAATGCGTCGCGGCGCCGCTGTAGGTGAACGTGATGCTCGTGTCGGCCGGCGTGATGCTGCCGATGCTGGCCGTGCCCACAACGTCGAACACCGGACCCAGCGCCAAGCCTCCCGGAGCGAACACCGGGCGAAGTTCGAGGGCGCCGCCCACGGGTGGCGGCGGGGCGGCGGCGAAAAGCAGCAGCATGGGCGGCGTTGCGCGAGCTAGGTCAGCACGCAGGCATGAAGACGTACCAGAACGGCTGAACCAGCATCCACAGACCGTGCAACGCGGCGCTCATCACAGGCTCCTGAGTTGGGCGAGCGTCTGCTCGGTCTGCGCGATCTCGGCGTCCAACTCGGCCACGCGGGCAACGTCGCCAAGA